GATTTCCTGGTTAATCAGGATATTCGCTCGGGCTCGTTTGGCGGCGATGACTTCCAAATCAAAATAATCGGAATACATCTGCTCGTCGCGATCGTCGACAACCTCCTCTTTACCGTGTTCGGATGTGACGTAAAAGTGATCCGTGAATTTGTATTTGGATCGGTTGTAGCCCGATTGTGAGCTTCGTTCCGTGTCCGCGTTTTGGAGTAACTCCTCAACGGGGATCTTTCCAAATTTCCCGGCCTGAGTTGGGACATCAAAAACAGGGAGGACCTGCGTTGCAACCATTTTGTTGTTGTTTGCGTCGAGGTCGAATTCCTCCATCGTTTCGGCGATATCTGGCCGAGTGGTCGATAGTTGAGCTGTGGGGCTTGGCATCGTTCTATTTCCTTTTTTGGGGTTTTGTTTTGGGTGAAATCAGGGGCGAGGGTTACGAGAGTGCGACGCCGTCGTTTCCGACAACTGACCATTTGAAATTTGAGGCACCGTCCGAAATGCTGACGAGGGAAATTGTGTCTCCCACATCGGCAAACGTCATAACGGTATTTGTTGCCTGGTTGATTTGAGTTGCGGCGGTAACCACACAATTGCCACCGTCCGTTTTCATGGACAACGTGACGTTTTGACCGACGGCGGTTGGATCGGAAAGGGTTCGAGTTTCCGCTCCGGCTGTCACCAAATCGACGTACAAATTGCCAGTTGGCGCGATAGCTGCGGCGTCTCCCGGATCCGTGTAGGATTCGAGCTCATCGCCTGCGGCTTCGGGCGGATAGTAGAAAACCTCGATCACGCTCCCATCACCGGAGGCGGCTCCAACCGCTCGTCCGATTGCTTTTCCAGCGGCAAGAGGGGCAATTTCTCCGCTTGCTGCACCTTGGATTTCAGCACCGGCCGAGATTGCAGCGGAGGCAATCGCGAGGTGCGTTCCGTTTGCGTTCCACAACTTGACGGGCATCACTCCCTGATAACCGTTTGCGTCGACGGCATATCCTGGAGCGGCGGCTGATCCGAGAGTCGCGTCCTCGGCTCCGGCAAGATCGCAACCGGTTGCGGTTACTTTCACGCGAGAATATGCGGGAATCGCTGTGCTTCCAGGGAGGAACGATTTTTCGCTTGAGTCACTGTATTGAGCCATGATTTATAAATCCTTGTATTGGGTTGGTTTTTGGTTTGGGCTTCGATTGGGTTGAGTGTGGTTAGTTAGCCTCGGCGACCATTCGCTCGCGGAGTTCCGGGTTTTTGGTGAGGATTTTCTGCCTAGCGTTAGCCAATGTGATTTGCCCGTTTCCTTCTTTAACCATCGCGGAGGCTTGGGAAGCCAATTCCGCCTGAGCGGTGGCGTGCGTTGCCTGTCGCGGCGTTACGTTTGCTTTGCGAATTGCCTTTGTTCCGAGACTGTTTCGCCCCTGCTTTTTCTTTTTGGCCGATGCTTTGGCGGGGGCCTTCGTCGGGTTTTTGGACTCGGCGAATTTAGCGACGGCAGCGTTTACCATTGCCATAATTTTGTTTTCATCCATTGCGACGACTTCCTCGTCTTCATCTTCCATGGCGACGGCTTCCTCGTCCTCATCTTCCATGGCGACAACCTCCTCGTCCTCATCTTCCAAGGCGACGACCTCGTCCTCGACGTTTAGGTTTGCCATGACTTTCGCGACAATCTTTTCGATGAGGTCGTCCTCGGCGGTTGATTCTTCCGGCTTGGGCTCATCTTCCATGGCGACGGCTTCCTCGTCCTCCTCGGCACTCGCGTTTGCCTGTGGGATTTGCAATTCGAGCAAGTCGATATAATTTGCTCTTGCCTCCTCCATCGAAACGCCTGCAATTGCTTGGCTAACAATGAAACTGTCGGGGGCTTTCTTCAAACCATCTTTTAGGTTTTGGACGGTGGCAATTGTCTTGCTCATATCGGGTAAATCCTCGGGGGGTTGTTCCCCACATCGCGCCAACGCGGCGGCGAATTTGTCGGGGATGTCAAAACGTTTTGTGTCAATTAATGCGGCAACTCCGCTCGGCTCTCCGATTTGAGTCATAAAACCCTCGGCGAGTGCCTCCTCGGCGCTGTAATAGTTCTCTCGTGAAAACAACTCTTTGATTTCGTCGTCTGTTTTTCCGGTAACTTTGGAATACATCACCGCCATTGAATCGGCGGAGCTGGAAACCTGCTTGAGGTGGTCCTCAAGATCGTTTTGGTTTGCTCCAGCAAGGTCAACGCGGGGACCGTGAACATGGAAAAGTGCATCCGGGGACATCGTTCGGGTGTCTCCGCAACATGCGATATATCCGGCAATTGAAAGCGCGGCGCCTTCGATGATTGTGTGAATTTTGGCGGGGTGCTTTTTCAGTAAATTGGCTATGGCAATTCCTTGAGTGACAATTCCGCCCGAGCTATTGATTGAGACATCAATATCGGGAACGTCTCCGATTGCCTCGAGTTGGCTGTTTACATCGCTAACGGTGACCGAGTCCTCGTAATCACCGCCAATCGTTCCATAGATTTTGATTTGTGGGTTTGCCATTTTAGTTTTGCTCCAACAATTCTGGAGAAATTCGAGGGCGTTTTTTCAACACCGGATTCGATAGAGTTGATTCGTTTTCGGCCTCGCGGTTCTCTTTGACGATTTCCGCAGTTGCTTGGATTCCGTCCGGAGTTGGCATCGGATAAAGTTGATTCCAATGGACTGGCTGTCCGTCCTGGAATTCCTTGTTGATATCCATTGCCTCGGTTTTGGCTTTTCGAATCGCGAGAGAGTTGTCGCGGATTGTTTCCTCAACGTGGGATTCGTAATCCGTCGATAGCTCGGCCTGCATTTTTGACGGGCTTACGATTGCATTTCGCAGCCTCATCAATCGGTCGGTTGTGTCGTCGAGGGGCTTAACGCTTTGCCAAACTGGAGTGTGCCAAGTATGGCGGAAAAACCTTTCGCCAAGTCGTTTCTTCGCCGCGTTGAATTGTCTGTTAGTCCGGGCAAATTGGTGCAACTTTGCAATCGCGACCGGTTTGTGAAATCGTTTTATCAACCGGTGCTGTGATTTCTTCCAAAGCTTTTTCGCTTCGTTGGCGGCTCCGATAAACCCGTGGAAATTGGTTTCAGAGCTGTCCATCATTCCGACCGATAGCGGCATTTCGAGATTGCCGCAAATCAACTGGAGGATAAGTCGGTATTGCTCGAAATATTCTGGATTTGGAATGTTTGGGGAAAACCCTTGGACTGTCTGCCCTTCGGCGGCGTGGACTTCCATTCCGGGCTCAACCTCGTCAAACGTTTGAGTTTGACCATTGTCCGAGGTCCCGGTCGTTTGGTTTCCGAAATTGGCGGTGGTTCCTGGAGTTCCTGCGGCCGTCTCGGACTGCTGAAACAGAAACGCAATACAACTAACAATTTGTTGCTGGACCAACTTTGCGAAATTGACATCCTCGAGCATTCCGGACAACTCGAAAATCGGAGCGTATGCGGAAACACCTCGGGTCAAATGGAGTCGTTTCGGATTTAATACGTGGAAGAATTGGCGGATTCCGTGAAAGCTTCGAGTCTCAACAGGCGTAAATGTATTGAAAGAATTATCGTAAGGGTTGTTATTGTCCTCGGCGATGTAGTATTTAAGTCGTCGTCCGGCATCGTCCAATTCGACACCGTGGATGATTCCATCACTTCCGTCGGAATCGTCTTTCCGGATGATGTAGGGCTCGAAAAACTGCAAGTGCCCCGAGTCTGTGAAACTAACGCCAGCATCACCGGCCAGGATATGAGTCCAGTCGAGGGCATATTCGAAATCATGGAAACAAGCCTCTCCGGAAACGTCGCATTGCTCCGGATCGTTTGCCCATTCGTTGAATTCGGCTTTTAAATCCTCGTCGAGTTCCTTTTCCCCGGTGTCGGGTGCAAAGCGGAAACCGTCCTGAATAACGTTTGAGGTCCGTCGATCGGTCAATTGACCAACAACGGAGTCGTTTCTTTCCATGTCGTAACAATCTTCAATCAGATTGTAATACTCGGAAGATGAACGAATGTGATAATCGGCGGAACTTCCCCTCGTCGCGATGTGTTTCCGTCGTGGGTTGAACCGGCCCTTCTTGTTTGCCTTGTAATCGGCCTGTGCCTCGGTGAATTTGGAGACAACGGTCGAAAGCGTTTGTTTATCTGACTTGCCGGATGGTGTTCGTTTGCCCATGCTACCCTCGATAATGCCTGTTAACACCGAGGAAACGGACCCGCGTCGACGATTGGGATTTGATGTAGGTCCGCGCGTCTGTTTGGATCGACCGCAATTGCGCCATGTCGTAAGAAATGCTGCTAGATGAACGCGCAGAACTGGACGGACGACGAGCCAACAATTTACTTGTGACAGTAATCACGGTTTGGGCTTTGGTCGTCGATCCGGTTTCCTCGTAATCGAGGGCATCCTCAAGGGATTCAATCAGAGATTCGAGCGTAGCAAGTGCCATGCGCGCATTGTAGGCGCATCATCGTTAATCGATTTTTTTTGTAACAGTTTTGTTGTTACAAAAACTACTGCATCGCCTCGGCGGCTTGGTCTGCGATCTGCTCGAGGAGCGTTCGGATTGCGTTTATATGATTGTTGACCGTTCCACCGTGTTGCATTTCAGTTGAGGCGTTTTTCATCCCTTGCATTAGACAATCGAATCCAAAACGTTGTTTTGGCGTGATGTCTCGCAACAGCGAAAACGAGTTCCTGGGGATTACTTCCGTTTTGTCAACACAAACGGGAATTGTGATCGTAACTTGAGCCTCTCCCGATTCGAGCTCCGGCGTTCTCCAAAACTTGATTTCGGGGATGTTGGCGGGCGGATCCGGAATAATTTCGGGCTCCGGATCGGCGGCTTGTTCGTCCTCGGGGTTTTCGGAATTCATGCTTTCGACAAACTCGTCGACGGTCTCTCGTAAAAAATACCGACCTGTTTTTTTGAGCCCTTGTTTTACCCATGCTTTCACGGTATCAGCCGAAACGTTGTAAGCGGCCGCAAGGTTTTTTTGAGTTTCAAACCGGTCCGGCGTTTTGTTTTCGTTTGAGGTGTCGGCGGTTGTTGTGGGGATGTCGTTTGTCATAATCTAGGCTCTCCGTTTTGCCACGAATGGTTTTCCCTTGTTGGCGAAACGGTTCCGCCCTGGGGTTTGTCTTTTGTTTTGTGGTGCAGCTGGTAATGGCTCCGGCTCAAATGGTGCTTTGATTCCCTTCATTAGCGCGGCGGCCACTTGCATATACATGACATCGAGCCAATGGTTGTTTGGGCTCAACTTATGCCATTTCCGAATCATTCCTTTACCAGGCTTGAATTCCTCGCGGTATTCTTCCGCAACTTGATGTTTTGAAAAAGCCCGATGCCGACGCGTGTCTGGTTGTCCTGTCTCGCGGTCGATCGAGGAGAATAGCGAAAGCGACATCGGCGAGAATTGTTGCACCTCATCAAACGTTGGCGTTGCCCACATTTGATGAGTCAAACCCTTTAACCCGTCGGTGTCGAGGTTGTAAAGCCAAATTCCTTTTTCCTTGAGGGCGTTTCGGTGCCAGTGGTGCCCAACTACGGTTTTGCCTGGTTTGTTTTGGTAGGAACGATAAGGCGAAAGCCCTTTGATTGCGCAGAATGGGACCGGACCTCCGGAAACCTCTTTTACAAACGAATAGACAACGTCCGTAAAATCTCCCGAATCAATCAAGACAATGTTGGGGCGTTCTGTTGAGAGCTCTCCGCCCATCAATTCACGGTGCCATTGCATCAACGCGGCTCGGATTGCAAGGTCCGTTTGGGCTTTGTCGACACCGGTTCCGGTTCCGTGTACCTCTGCAACCCCATAGTTAACCACATTACCAATCAACCCGTCTCTCCATGCTCCGATTCCCCAATGGCAAGCGTATTTTCCGAGGTCAATTGTTGCGGCGACAACTTCGGCCTCGCGAGGCACAACGGTTTGATGATATCCGCTAATTCGTGTGGTGATTTTTGCCGAGGTCAAACCGAGAGTTTCGACGTTTTTCTCGTCGGGTGGTTCGTTTTGCAATTCGCAATGGACATAATTCCAACCTTTATCGGCGGCATTGTTGAGCACTCGTTGAAACGCGGAAACCTCGACCGGCGTTCCGTCTTTCAATTTCTTTTGTGAATGGCAATGCGGGTTTCCTACCTCAACTCCCCGCTCAATCGTTTTTCGGTGTTCGTTGTAAAACGCTCGGGCCTCGTCGAATGTCTTTGAGCCTTTCGCCTTCTCTGCTTTTCTAATCTCGATATACTCATCGACTTTTTCCATTCCCTTTTTTGAGGGCCATTTATTAACGGCTTTGTATTGGCGCCCGCCCCATTCGTTTAATTTCTTGAACGTGAGGCACTTGTTGTTTTGAACGGTGCCGAGGACGATTCGCGGCAAACTGTCACCTCCTCCGGCAAGCCCTCCGACGTCGTTGTCGAGGAGTCGCTCTCGAATTCCGATTTGGTGGTCCGAGTCTGCCGATTCTCTGGTCTCAAGGTCATCGCATAATGCAAGGTCCGGACGTCGAC